ATGCCGGATCGACTTCGCTGGATTCCTGACTCCAAGGACCACTGGAACGTCTGGCTCGGAGCGACCCTGGTTTGCGACGTCACACGCGCCAACCGGTTCCTCCTGGACTCACCCGGCCATGATCTCGTCGGCGCGCACTCGTCTATGGAGAGCGCGGCCGCACAGATCCACGCATGGGTTCGGTGGACCGACAAAGTCATCGCGCAGGAAGCACCCGTGATCGGGGGCCCTCGGCGGGCTTCGTTGCAGCCGTAGAGTGATGCTCATCATGAGCGACGCCCCAGTACCGCCGGAACCGCAGCAGCCGCGCCTCACCAACGAGCAGGTCCTCGCTGCCAGCGTAAGCGAGATCAACCCGTACCTGGCATGGCTCTGGGCACTGGCGATTATCGGCGGCATCGTGGCCGCGATCCTCTACATCTTCGGTCTGGTACCCGCCGACAACGGCTACGACGTCACCACAACCAGGATCATCAGCCAGAGCGCCAGCAAGAGCGCCGCGCTCGCCGCTGCCGGCAACGTCCTCATCGCCTCGGCAGTGTTCGCCGCAGCAGCACTCGCGCTCGGCGCCGCCCGCTGGCACGCGAAGGTGTCCTAGTGGGACTTCGTTGGCACATTCCGTTGCCCGGCCCGTTCAGCATCAGCGGCCGGGTCGGTGGCCGCAGCACTGTCTGGAAGCACCCCGGCTGCAACATGCGTCACCGCACCAAGCATGCAGCCGACACCTGCCCCAACCGGCTCCGCGTGCGCAACAGCCGGTAGAGACATGGGGACCCTGTCCGGCTGTGGGTCCTCGAATATGAGCTACGCTCCTGAGCATGGCTACAGCGGGGGCAACTAAGACTCGGAGTTGGCTGCGACGCACGCCCTCCATCGACCGGTTCATCTCGGAGCACGCACAGTCCCTCGCGGAACTGCAGCGGCCTGTCGTCCTCATCGCAGGCTACGAGACGCAGAACACGCTCACCGCATGGCGCGCCGCGTTCCAGTACCGGTTACACGTCGTCACCCCGCACGAGGTCGTGCCGGCATACGACGGACTCACGACCCACGCGGCGTCATCTAACGACGCCATCGAGGACTACGTCGCGTCGATCGGCCCCGTCGCGGCTGTCATCGACGAAGAAGCAGACGGCATCGCGGCACGGCTGCAGCGCTTCCAGCGGCTGTTCTGGCACGTGACCAAGGGCGGCTACTTCATCACGCCGGTGACCACCATCTCGAGCGCATGGGAAGCCGGACGGCAGGCGCTCAAGGCGAACCGGATCAGCGTCAACGAGATCACCGAGCTCGACGAGTCTGCGGGTCTCAGCCTTGACGATAACGGTTACTCGATCACGGTCAAGACCCGCAACCACCTCGTGAAGGTCAAGGACGAGGACGCGATGCGGGTGCTCCCATCCCGGCTCGGAGCGAACAACGCACGTCTAATCTCTACCCGTCCCGCAGGAACCGGGCCAGGGAACCTGACGATCGCTTCCCACGGACGTGTTGGCCGACAGCGTGTCCCCGCTGACCGGATGAAGTACCCGGAACTCACGTTGCGGGACATCGGCGGCGTTACCCGCATCAGCTCGGGCATGCTCACCACCAACGGCACGACTGTGCTGCCGAACTCGTTCAAGCACCCGTGGAAGGCCTCGAACGAGCGGCTGACGAACTTCAACGACCGCATCGCCAGCCGCCCCACCGACGAGACGACGCCCACGCACCTCGACGGCATTTACTACGACCTGACGTGCGCCATCGCGGGCCACTTCGGTCACGTGATGACGGAGTCGCTTTCGAAACTCTGGGGATGGGACGACGCGAAGAAGCAGCACCCGAACCTGAAGGCGTTCTACCGAATCCCGTCTGCCGAGTACGAACCCACGTTCGAGAAGATCCTTTTCGAGGCGTACGGGATCGCTCCCGAGGACATCCACTGGGAGCACCGCGACGTCACGGTGGAACGGTTCATCAGCGCATCCCAGGGTTGGCAGAACGGCGGCTGGCACTACGTCCACCCCGCCACCGCCGAATCCTGGCGCCGCCTCCGGGACGCGCTCGTGGAGGAGCGTCCCGACAGCCCCAAGAAGATTTTCGTGTCGCGGAAGTTCACGACTGAGAACCGCGCGCTCCGGAACATCGCCGAGGTCGAGACGACGTTCACCGATGCGGGCTTCACGGTCGTTTACCCAGAGACGCTGTCGACCGTGGAGCAGGCGAACGTGTTCGGCAACGCACGCACCATCGCGGGTCTTGCCGGCTCGGGAATGTTCAACATGCTCTTTGCCGACCACATCGACAAGCTGCTTCTTCTCTCTCACGACTCGTACACGGCGCGTGCCGAGCACATGTATGCGTCGTTCCTCGCCGATGAAATCCACTACTTCTGGTCGCGGGCTGACAAGCAGCACCCCCACGGCAAGTTCGACGAAGAGGCGTTCCACTCGTCGTGGGACTTCGATTTCGAAGGCAACCGAGAGGCCCTCGACGCACAACTCGGCTGAACGACGAAAACGCCCCGGCACCTCCTCGCAAGAGGAGACGCCGGGGCGTTCTTTTCAGCTGATCTGATCCGTCGCGACGGTTGTGGTACCTGTGCCATTGTCCGTGACCGTGCCAGGGTCGCGGAACAGGTTCAGCGCACGGCGAGCACGCGTCGACGTCGCACCGATCAGGAGACTCGTCGCGGCGGACGTCGCACTGCGGACGCGGTTCCCCTGCACCATGCAGTCGTAGTGCGTGTACCCGTACCCGGTCTCACCAATCGTGATCCCAACGGATGTGAAGTCGCGTACGTAGTTGTCCTGGATCAGTGACCCGTCGGCGCCGTTGGAGCGGATACCGATCGCGCCACCCAGGATGGTGTTGTCGTTGACTCGGATGTTCGAACCACGATCCGTCTGGAAGCCGACGCCGCCGGCGTAGCCGGTGACCTCGTTGTGGATCACCTGCGCGCTGGTGCACTGGTTGATTCGGAACCCCGGCTCGGTGCTGTTCAGCACGACGTCATTTCCGGCGGCGGTGACGCGCGCGGACAACGCTCGCAGGAACGAGCTCGACGCTCCGTCCGCGGCGTTGCCCTGGACGATCACGCCGACGGCTCCATCGACGTTGATCAGAGCGCTGTCAGCGACGAAGGGAGCTGAACCGAAGCCGATGAACCGGTTCCCGATGATCGTGACTCGTTGCGACGCCTGCGGCGTGCTGAGCGTCGCGTTCGTGGGGGACGTGGCCTGCACCTGATCAGCCGGCGTGTAAACCGTCGTCGGAATCACGCTGATCACGCAGGGGTTGCCGCTGACACCGGTCGGGCCCTTGTAGATGAACGTATTGTCCGAGACGTCGAGGCCCCGGATGCCACGGAAGTGCAGCCACCCGAACGTGTCGTTCGTCGCCGGCGTGTTGTAGCCCTCGACGGTGTTCGAGTGGAACCGGATGTTCTGGTAGTAGCCGTCGTCGGTGCCGAGCGCGGCCGCGTGCGACCCGATCGGGTTGGGGGAACCGTAGGTCGTTCCGGCGACGGTGATCGTGCCGAACGTGCAGCCGGTGACGAGTACGCCGCGAGTTGGGAGCCCGTCGAACGAGCTCAGCGTCTCGTCGTCGTACGACGTGCCCTGCCGGGTCGACACGTCGACCTGGATCGCCTCGATGTACTCCCGGCCGGAACGGGGGCGCATGCCACGGAAGTCGCTGTTCAGGATCCGCACGTTTGTGCACCCGAGCAGGTCGATGTAGTGGCTGTTGTTCATGCCCTGCTCGAACCAGCACTGGTCGATCGTGAGGCGCGAGACGTGGTTGAAGCCGACGCCGATGTCCTTGTAGTTCGCGACGGGGATTGTGTAGTCCCCGACGAAACGGATGCGTCGGAGCGTGATGTTCTGGCCGCCCGCACCGTACCCGACCGCGCCTTCCGCGGACTGGTTCGAGAACACGAGACGCTGCGGCGACCCGGCGACCTTGAGCACCGCCGCCCCGTTGCCTTCAATCGTGATGTTTGACGGCAGGAGGATAACGCCAGGGATCGAGTACCGCGCTCCCGCACGAAGGTGCACGGCGCCACCGGTGGCGAACGCCGTCAGCGACGACACCGCTGCTTGGATAGCGGCGGTGTCGTCGGTCACACCGTCGCCGACCGCGCCGAACTGCTCCGCGTACACGTTCGTGCCGTACCGGGTGTCGAACGCGTCCATCACCGCTGTCGGGAACAGGTTCGTGCTCGGGTCGATCGGTGCGAAGTACGGTGCGGAGAGCCACGGTGTGGTGCCGTCGCCGACGCGCAGCGTGTGGTCGGTCATATCGGCGCCGGGCTCGCCCGCGCCAAGGACCGGGTTCGCCGCGGTCCACCGGGTGTCGGTGTCGCGGCGGATGAGGATTTGGGTCGGGTCCTGAGTGGTCGGCATCAGCCGTCTCCTTCTGGTGTCGCGGGTGCCGGCGTGCACGCGCCGGGGACGTCTTGCGTGGTGCCGTCGGTGAGGGTGAACCGGAAGACGGTGGACCCGTCGTCCGTGAGGGCGCATGCGACCGTGGCGACGCCAATGCCGTCAGCGCCGTCAGAGCCCGGGGGGCCGGTCGGCCCGACCGGCCCGGTGGCTCCGGTCGCGCCCGTGGCTCCCGTCGGCCCGGTGACGGACACGCCGTCGGGCCCGTTGGTGCCGTCCTGCCCGGATGCGCCGGCGGCTCCGTCCTTGCCTGCGGCGCCCGTCGGCCCCGTCTTGCCCGCGCAGTCGCCGCCAGCGTTCTCGGTCGTGCCGTCCGTGTAGGTGATCGCCCACCCGGTGGCCGTGCACAGGCTGAACGCCACACCGCGGCCGTCCTCACCCGACGCACCTCGAGCGCCCGGAGCTCCAGCCGCGGGGACTGTCGTCGGTACGTCGGACGGGTCAACCGTCGTCGGTGTCGCCCCGGAGGATTTCGCCTGGTCCCAGAGCTTTCCGTACTGCTGCACGAGCGCCTGGTACTGGTCCTGCGCGTTCACGCCCTGCGCGGCGATCGCCTTGTTCCGTGCGCGAAGGTTGTCGATCGTCGCCTGCTGTGAGGACAGGGCGTACACGATCAGCCCGACCAGCCCGACGGTGACGACGCCGGCGAACAACCACCCGATCCGGTCGATGCGGAGCTGCTTGCGGAGCCACATCATCACGCACCTCCGTGGATGAACGGGACGATGAACGATGCGACGACCGCTGCCGCGCCCATGACGATCGCGACGATCTGCCCTGCCTTGAATCGGCGGGCCTCGTCCTCGCGGGCCTGGTCGCGTTGTGTCTTCTTGTCGATGTCTTCACGCAGGTCGCGGATTTCGTCGCGGATCGCGATCTTCTCCTGACCGTCCGTGTCCAGGTGAGCTTTGAACAGGTCAGTCGAGACCACGCGGGCCCCGAGCGCGTCAACTGACTGTTGAACACGCTCGAGGCCTCGCATCAGCTCCCAGCCGGTCGGCTCAGGGCCCTGGTGCTCCGGCATGCGGTTCCCCTTCCGTGGGGTCGAGGAGGGGTTAGGACGTCGCTGCTGCGTGCTTCGGGCCGTCGTCGGCGGCCGTGGCCTCGTCCGTGACAGTGCCGGACTGCTCCACCTCCGCCGCCCCGACGGGGTCGGTCTCGACAGGGGTCGGGTGCACGTCGTAGTCGGCGTCAGCGGAAGCAACAGCAGCCACGGTCGTGATGACCGGGACGCCCGGGTCCGACGTGGAACCGGCGTCGATGACCTTCGCGGCGTCCGTGCGGATCTGAACGCCGAGCTCCGTCGCGAGCGCCTTCACCACGGCGGTGACGACGAGGATCGCGTTCGACTTCGTGAAGTGCCCGTCCGGTGCGACCGCGACGACCGCGGAGATGATCGCGAAGAGGATCGCGGCTCCGGTCTTGAACGCGCCCTGCCACTTCGTGTTCACGAGGGGCAGCCAGTAGACGACGCCGGTGCCGACGAGCAGGAGCGCGATCTGCGTGAGGGTCTGCCAGTCGAGCAGTGTCGCCTTCCCAGCGGACTGGGCGGCCTGCAGGATGCCGAGCACCGCGACGGCGAGCGGGAGGAGCGTGGACGAGTAGCGGGTGATGATCGTGTTCATGGGGTCTCCTACTTGAAGGCGGCGCGGATGACGTCGAAGCGGCGTTCGCCGACCTCGCCCTGGTTGGTGTAGCCGTAGAGCGGCACCTGCGGGGTGCCGTCGGCGCGCTTGAGGCCGCCGATGATCGACACCTGCTCGGCGTTGAGTGCTCGCTGCTTGCCGCCGCCGTAGATCAGGAGCGTTCCGCGCCCCTTCGAGTCGTGCTGGATCATGAACATGTCGTCGTCCTCCTCGTGGACGGTTGCGGGGATGAGGGTTGAGGTGTCCGCCGGGCGGGTGCCGCTGCCGGACTGCAGGACCGCGCCGCCGTACGACGACAGCCAGCCGAGGACCGGCCGACGCCCGGTCTGCACATACCGGGTGCCCGCGGTGACGGACGCGATGACGCCGACGCCCGCGGCATCCGTCGCGGACTGGCCCCAGTCCTGCCAGTCGCCGGAGTCGAAACCGGAACCGTCGAGGACGGTGACGTCCCCGTACGGGTAGTTCTCGTCGCCCGCCCACCGGGGTCCGGCAGTCGGACCGAACACGAGTACGGCGCCGGCGAACGGTTTCTCCGTCAGCGGGTGTCGGTGCTCGGCGGGCGCGTTGTTCCACGCGGCCACCGCGGATGGAAGCGGGGTGCTGTTCTGGAAGCCCTGCCCGTCCTCGGACAGGGCGAGCCACGTCCACCGGGTGCACTTCCCGGGCTGGTTCCGTCCGGCCGCGTACCGGATGCCGTTGTCGCCGAGGCCGGCGAGCGTCCGGAATCGGGCTGCGGCGTTCGTCACGTCGAGCGTGAGCGTCATGCGGTGCTCCTAACCGATGCTGGTCGGCGCGATCAGGCGCACCGACACGTCGAAGTTGCTGAAGTTCAGCGGCGCGGTCGAGTACGCCGAGACGACGTACTGGGTGCCCGCCTGCAGAGTCACCTCGGTGAGGAACTCGATGCCGAAGCCGGAGTTGTCGTTCGGGGCGCCGAACCCGGGGGACTGCGCAATCGGCGTGCCGACCGCGGCCTGCGTCGAGATGCCGAGCATGCGGCGGTTCCCGGCGGCGGTCGTGGGGACGGTGCACTTCATGCTGACCGCGTACCGTCCGGTCACCGGGACACCGAAGCTGCCGGCGCCGCCGGTGAAGCCGCCGCCGCCCTCCTGCGCGGACGTCGCCATCGACACGGACATCCACGTGGTTGCGCTGATGCCGGCGAGGGGACGCTGCATGCGGAGGCGCGGTGCGATCGTCGTCGCGAACTCCCACCCGGTGGCGCCGTACCGGTACGTGACGCCGGTGTCGGTCTCGTAGAAGATGAGGCCGGGCCACACGTCGGTGCCGGAGAGGGTGTTCCGCACGGCGGAAGGGTCGGCGCGGTAGTTGCCGTATTCCGCGGCGTACGCGGCGACCTCAGTGAGGTCGGCGGCATCCTGCGGGACACCCGACCCGGAGTACTGAGGTTCGCCCTTCGGGCCGGTGCTGTCGCGTGCCATGAGGCTCCTTGCATGCAGAAAGCCCGCACGACGGCGGGCTGGATGGTCAGAGGTTGGCGGTACTCTGGGCGCACGCAAGACCCCCGCACCTGCTGGTAACAGGCCGGGGGCGTGACCGACTCGCGAAGGGAGTCGATGTGTCCCAGGGTATCCGTGTCTGTGCTCGGCCGGGTTGCGGCGAGCAAGTGGTTGGTCGAGCGGACAAGCGGTTCTGCTCGAAGCGCTGCGTTCAGCGGTTCAGCTACGCAACGAATGAGCATGATCGGGAACGCACGAAGCGGAACGCGCGTGCGTCATACCGTCGTGCACCCGCCGAACATCGGGCCGTCAACCGGAAGTGGGTGCTCGCGAATGGCGAGTCGGTGCGCGCTTACCGCTCAGCATGGAAAGCTGCGCACGCCGCCGAGCTAGCCGAATACAACCGGCAGTGGCGGCGCGTGAACGCGTCGGTGGCACGTGCGCATCGCCTCGCGCGGAAGCAACGGATTCGGGACGCGACGCCGTTTCCGGTGTCCGCGCAGACGGTTGCTGCACGGCTTCTGTACTTCGGGGACCGCTGCTGGATGTGCGGTACGACGGCGACGAGCATCGACCACGTGAAGCCGATCTCCGCGGGCGGGTTGCATATCCCCGCGAACATGCGCCCGGCCTGCATGCCCTGCAACATGTGGAAGAGTGCACGCTGGCCGGGCGTCGCGAACCTCAGTTCGCTAGTACGTGCTCGTGATTCTGAGCGCCCCTGACATTCCGTCTTGTGCCAGGGATCTGAACACGTTCTTCCCGCCGTGGTTCACGCCCACGCCGAACGAGCCGCCACCGGAGCGGAGCGCGTTGCCCCACGACTTCGGGAGCGTGTTCCAGCCGGGGCGGACGGCGAGCGGCACGGTGGTGCCGTACCCGGGCTGCCCGGCGGGCTTCTTCGTGTACGCGTGGAGGGCGAAGTTCGGCGGGTTGCCGTACAGGGACGCGACGGGCAGGTAGATCTCGACCTTCGCCACGTCTGCCGAGGCGGGCAGCGTGTCGGCGATCTTGCTGCCGTACGTCCACAGACCGGAGTACGAGTCCGACGCCCACACCTGCGCCTGCTGCCAGCCGTACCGGTTCCACGAGCCAGCGTCGAGCGCCTGGAACACGTCGACGTGCGGGGATGTGGACGAGGCCGGAGGGTCCGGCGGCGTCGCGGGCGCAGGGGACGTCGACATGACGCCGAGCGCGAGGGGACCGCCATGCCACCGGAGCCCCATGACCTGCCCCGCGGCCGGCGTGGACCCGATGTACGGCGCCGTGACGTCGCCGAAGTCAGTGGAAAGGGTCACCAGGCTCGACGCAACGGCCGTGACCGTGCCCTTCGACGGCTTCGCGACCGTTGGACCCATCACGAACGTCGTACCGTCGTCGAACGTCCACACGTTCACGGTCTCGTTCACCTCGGGGAGGTAGCTCGAGCCGAGTCGGGCCGGGATGCGGCCGCCGCCGACGTCGACCGTGCAACCGGTGGCGGACGCGGCGACGAACGTGCCCACGTCGGTGGTGACCTTCGTCTTGCTCTTGATGAGCTCGAGGATGAGGTCTTCCTGACCGGTCACGTCTGCCCCACCTTCACGGTCGTCTGCTGGGTGGCGGCGTCGGTGCGGCGGATGCTCGACACACGGCCCTGGTAGGGCGCGACGCCGATCTCGTGGACGGTGATGACGTCGCCGACCTGCCGGAGCGGGTTGAACGTCTCCGTGAGCGTGTGCTCGACGCCGGTGAGCTTCGACACTCGAGGCAGCCACGTGTTCACGTACGCCTGCGCCTGCGCCTTCGTCGTGATGAACTGCGACGAGTAGAACTTCGGTCGGCGGCGGAAGGGCGACAGGGAACCGTCCGGCTCCCGCGCGCGCAGCGGACCGGTGAGGATCTCACCAGACGCGAGGATCGCGGACCCGTCCGTGCTGTCGTACGAGCGGACCGCGATCGCGTTGTACACCTGCTCGGCGTTCATGCCGCGCTCCACCGTCTGCAGGTTCCCGTCCGGTCCGTCGGTGAGGACGTCGACCGGGTCGGGCCACACGTTGGGCCGCATCGACAGGGTGCCGTCGGGGGTGATGAACGGGACGGCGTCGAGGGAGTAGTTCGCGAGGTCGTACACGGCCTGTAGCCGGTCCTCCTGGTACGCGACCTGCGACGACACGGCCGCGTCGGGGACATCGGCGGGCCGCGTCACCGGGAGGCTCGTGAGGCGCTGCACCTCCGTCCAGCAGGAACCCGTCGCGACGGGGGAGCCGGGCGTGTAGAACCGGTCGACCTGCACTCCGTAGAACAGGTCCGACAGGGTCACCTCGATCGTGTCGCCGACGGTGATCGGGTTCCCGAGGAGCAGCATCTTCGTGGAGCTGATCGTCGGGGTCTCGTCGACGAGGTACTGCCCCATCAGGACCCGTTCCGCGAACGCGGGTCCGTCCTGCACGAGCACGTACACCCACACCTGCGTGCCGAACGGGGACAGGACGTCACCGATGGTCTCCGGGGCGATCGACCGGGCGAAGTCGTCCTGGTAGACGAACGTCAGCGACCCCGTCGACTGCACGAGCTGCGACTCGTCGTCGGTGAAGTCCGGTGCCGTGCACGGGAGATCTTGCAGCACCCGCTGCCCGTTCATGATGACGTCCGCGACCCACCGGTACGTGAACGACGAGCCGGTGAGCACGGTCGGCAACTGCGCGGAGGAGGGACGCATCGCCACCTCCTCGGTGCGGTCAGGTGGCGAGGCCCGCCAGGGTGTAGTCGGAGTCCCGCTGCAGGCGGGTCGTGTACGCCGCGGCGCGGGCGTCGCGGGTGGGGTAGGCGGCGTCGATGTCGTCGCGGGACAGGGACGGCACGACCAGTCCGGGAGCGGGCGGTGCGACCTCGTCGCCGGTGAGCTGGTACTGGACGAGCTTGTTCGCGCCCGACGTGACTCGCTGCGGGGTGCGGCAGGCGAAGAACAGCACCGGCGGGAGCGGCACGTTCGGCGGTGTGCGGATGCAGACGACGGCCGGGTAGGTGATGTCGTAGCCGCCCCACATCGCGTCGAACTCGTCGGCATCAGCCGGGCGGAGGAGCCGGAGCAGCAGGGTGACGCCCTTGAGCCCGGACCGTTGCCCGTTGATGACCCGGCCGACGGATGCGCCCTGCGTCCAGATCGTGTCACCGGGCGACTCCCACGACAGGGTGTCGGTCGACGGGACCCGAACCTTCACCTGCACGGCGAGGTTCGGGTTGAGCGGCTGCGTCACCCACGAGTCCGTCGAGTCGACCGTGATCGCTCGGGAGTCGGTCATGCCGAGCGAGTTCCCGTCGGCGTCGAACTGCTCCGCCTGGTAGCTCGCCGGCACCCCGAACGGCACCTCCTGGTCGATGACGACCGCGCCGCCGACCGCGAACAGGCGCACGCCCCCGCGGACGGGCATGGCGCGCCCGCCCACGGTGCGTGTGACGGTGATCGTCTGCGTGCCGGCGACGAACGACGCGAACGTGACCTGCACGCGCGGTCCGAGGTCGTCGTCGTCGAGCACGGTGATCGTCGGCGCCATGTAGCTCGTGTACGCGTTCCCACCGTCCACGACGCTCGTGTACTGCGACTCGGCGTTGCCGCCGTCGGCGACCATCATGGGTGCTCCCTCACTGTCGTCCGGCCTTGATCGACGCCTTCCGGCGCTTGCCGTCCTTCTCGATCTCGACCCGGATGACGTCGCGGAGACCGTCCCCGTAGAGGTAGACATTCACCGGAGACTCCGCGGCCTGCTTCGGCGCGGTGATCGCCTGCATGACCCTCGCCGGGTCCGAGTTGATCGCCTTCACCACCGACCGCGTCCCCGGGTACGACATCGCCTGCGCCGACGACACCTCCTCGCCGATGGACAGCGCGGTCGGGATCTTGTCGTTGAACGCTGACCCCGCCGTGCCCCACACCGACCCGGACGTGCCGCCTGCCGCGAACTTCTGCAGCGGGCCGTGCCCGGCGGTGCCGCCGTGCGACTGCGCGACCTTGTAGCCGCCCGTCGTCGCGAGGTTCGTCGCGCCGACCGCGTTCACCGCGACCGTGATCGACCGCGGGATACCAGCGATCGACGACGTGATCGCCGCGAGCTTCTGCTGCGCCGCAGCGATCTCCGCCTCCACGGTCGTCCGCTCCGACTCGGGAACGTTCGCGAGAGAGGCCTTCCACGCCGCGATGGCCGCTTCCGCAGCCTGCTTCTCGGTGAGCATCTTCGTCGTGTGCCCGCCAGGCACCGACGCGACCGTCTTCTTGTACTGGTCGATCGCCGCGTCCGCCGCCGTCTTATTGACGTCGAGCTTCGTCGGCTTCACCTTGAGGTTGGACACGTCGTAGAGCTTGTTGATGTAGTCCTGCACCGCGGGCGTGAGCTGCCCCTGCGCGCGGAGCGCGTCCTCGAGCGCCGTCTTCGACTGCTTGTACGCTGCGACGCCCGCCGTGGTGGACCCGGTGGCCTTCGCCTGCGCTTCCGCCATCTGCTGCGCTGCCTGCACCTGGCCCTGGATCGCCTGCTGGTTCGCGACCGCCGCGGCCGAGTTCCCCTCGATCGCGGTCCCGTTCTCCTTGAACGCGTCCTTGGCCTGGTTCGTCGCCGACGAGACACCGGTCTGCGCTTGCGCGACGGACAGCGCCCCGCCGTTGAGGAGGGTCAGGGCGTTCGTCAGCAGTCCGGCAGCGTCGTTCTCGAGCTGCATGGCCTGGGTCGCCTCGCGAGTCGATGCGGCCTGCTTCTTGGCCGCGTCGGACGCCTTCTGGTACGCACCCGTGGTCATGCCGTACGCGTCCGCGTTCGACTTGATCGCGTTCGTCGCAGCGTTCGACGCGGAGTTCGCGGCGTCCTGCTGCGACTTCTGCTTCGCGACCGCCTTCGTCTGCGAGTCGATCTCGGTCTGGAGCTTCTTGAGGGCGTCGACGTGCTCGCCTGCGATCTTCGCCGCGGCCGACTGGCCGTTGCTGCCGAGGCGCGCGGCGCGAGCCTGCTCCTCGTACTTCTTGATCTGCGTGTCGAGGACGTCTGACACCTTGTCCTGTGCGTCGGCGTTGCCGGTGACGCTCTTCGTCAGGTCGGACAGGGTGAGCCCGTACTGCTTCGCGGTCGAGACGACCTTCGCCTGCTGGAGCTGCTGCGCGATCTGCTTCGTCGTGTACTGGCCGATCGCGTCGCCGTCCTGCTGCAGCGCGGAGGTGTAGTCCGTCGTCGCGGCCGTGTTCTCCTTCGTGGCGTTCATCGCGACGAACGTGACCGCGGCGAGGCCGGCGAGGAGCCCGATGACGAGGCCGACCGGGTTCGCGGCCATCGCGGTGTTCATCGCGACGGCACCCTCGGCGACGGCAGCCTCACCGGCTGCAGCAGCGGGGGCGGTCGCGGCGACGGCGGCCTGCGCGGCTGCCTGCCCGGTGGTGGCCGCTGCGGACCGCGTCGACGCGCCCATGAGTGCGTCCATCGACGCGGACATGACGGTGATGCCAGCCTGCACGGCGGACCCGACTGCCTTCGCGCCCTCCCACACCTTGAAGCCGAGCCACGCGGCACCAGCCCCCGCTGCGAGGGCGGGCAGCACGGGGCCGGCGGACGCGGCGACCTGGGCGATCTGGCCGATGCCGCCAGCGACCTCGATGACGACGAGGCCGACGGGGCGCATCGCGCCGAGCAGCGCGACCGCTCCGGACGCGAGGTCGCCGATGCCGCGGACGACGATCGGGAGGTCGTGGGACGCCTCGTTCGCGAACGTCGCGAGGCCGTTGCCGGACGCCCACGACTCGAAGCCGTCGGCGACGCGGACGATGAGCCGCTGCCCCTGCTCCATGAGCGGGTTCGCGACCTGGAACCCCTTCACGAGGCCGGTGAGGATCGCGTTCCCCGCCTCGCCGAGGGAGTCAGTGAAGCCGACGACCTGGCCACGCAGGGCAGGGAGGTCCCCCGTGATGGTCTGTTCGGCCTGCTGGAAGTGCTCGAGCATCGCACCTGCGGACGTAGCCGCGAGGCTGTCGAGGTCACCCTTGAGCGACTGCAGCCCAGACCGGTACGCCTGGCCCGCATCGGTGCCCTGGTCCATCGCGTTCTTGATGCCGAACACAGCGAGCACACCCGCGGCACCCATGCCGAGGAACGCGCCACCGGCCGCTGTCGTGGCGCCGGCGAGCGGACCGACCGTGGAGATCAGGCCGACGATCCCGGTGGTGAGCAGACCGGTGCGGGTCGACGCGACCTGGAACGACTTGCCGCTGCCGTCCGCGGCAGCGCCGGACTCGCGGGTCGCGGCGGCGAGCTCGGACTCACCAGCAGCCGCCGCGGCTGCGGCGGCGGCTTCGCGTGCGTGGGCCTCGTTGAGCTGCTTCGTCAGCGCGGTCGCCCGGTCGACGGCCGCGGACTCGCGGTTCTGCGCCTCGGCGAGGGCGATGCGTCGAACCATCAGCTCGGACGCAGTGCGGGTGCCCTTCTCCTCGGCCTCGTTGAGTCGCTGCTGCGCGAGATCCGCCTTCATCGAGGCGACGGCAGCCTTCTCCTGCGCTTCGGTGAGCTGCTGCTGCGACGTGGCGGCCGCTCGGGTCGCTGCGGATCCGCCGCCGCCCGCGCGCTCGACCACCTTCACGTCGATCGTCGCGGACTCGGCATCGAGTGCCCGCACCGCAGCATGCAGCATCGCGATGCGCTCTTCGGCGCGGTCCGCGTCGACGCTGACACGAACGTCGGCGTTCATCGCCTTGAGCTCGCGGACGTCCTGCTTCGCCTTCGCGATCTTCCGGTCCCAGGCTGAGTCGTCGAGGTCGAGGAAGCCCTTGATGCCGCCGACTTCGGTGTCACTCATCGGTGGGCTCCTCGCTGTCGTCGGTGGTGTGGAAGTGCGCGCCGATGAGCGTCGCGGGGACGGTGACGATGCGTGTGCCGGTAACGAGGTGCTCGTCGATGCTGAGCAGCCCGGACACGAGCGCGGCGAACTCGCGCCACGTGTGCGTGTTCAGGACCGTCGTCAGCCGAAGGTGGAGGTGCCTCTGGAAGTCGAACGCGAGGAGGTCGAACCGGGCGATGATCTCGCCCCAGTCCGCGGCCTTCCGCTCGCCCGCAACGTCCGGCGGCACCTCATACCACTCGTACGTTCCGGTCAGCTCGTCGTAGTCGCCTCGTCCGTAGTGGGCGATGGCGTCGAGTCCGTCTCGGGGGCCGGCGTCGGCTCCGGCTTCGATGCTTTTGGGTCGACGGAGTTCCACATCCGCTCGGCGACCTCACGGCCGCCCATGGTGTCGCCCATCGCGGCATTCGCCGCGTGTTCGATGACGCCGGGGTGAACACCGTCAGCACGCATCTCGTCGAGCGCAGCGCCGAGGAACATGCGCTGGTACTCCTCGTCGCCGATGCGGTCGTCGTCCGTGATCTCGACGCCCTCCTCGCCAGCCTGGACGCGTTCGACGAGGCCCATGTACTTCCGGTACCGGACGACGTCGGATGCGGTCGCGGGAGGGATCTCGTACGCCTTCCCGCGGATCGGGAGGACGAGCGGGTCGGCGAGGTCGTAGTAGTCGCGGAAGGTCATGAGCTGGGGACTCCTGGTTCGGAACGGGTGGGGACTGGAAGGGGTAGGCCGGGGCCGCCGCGTCCCCAGATACGGCGGCCCCGGGGTCTCACGCGCCGCGGGTGTACGCGAACGCAGGGCTCGTGCCGTTCGCGGTCGTCACGGTGACGGCGGCAGAACCGGCTGAGCCCGCGGGGAGCACGGCGATGACGAGCTGGTCGTTGATCACCTCGAAGGACGAAGCGTTCGTCGTACCGAACTTGACGCCCGTGGCGCCAGTGAAGCCGGAGCCGCCGATCGCGACACCCTCGCCGGCGGCCTGACCGCCCGGGGTGGCGGACACGACTACGGGAGCCGCGGACGACTGGTAGGGGTTCTCGATGTCGAGCTGCAGCGGCACGTCGGTGCCGGTGAACGTGATCGTCGCCTGCTCGAGGTTCTTCACCCCGGTGTTCGACCGCTTCCAGGTGACGAGTGCGACGCCCTGGTTCGCCTCGGGGCCGCCGGTCTTGTCGTACCAGCGGACGCCGATGCGGGCGGCGTCGTCGAACTGGCCGACGCGGGCGCGGACGAGCTCCTGCGCGGCGTCGTACACGCCGGCGGTCTTCCGGCGGAAGACGGTGACGTCTGCGGACCAGTCCTGCATGGTCACCTCGGACGACGCCCACCCGTCGGTGTCGTAGTCGGACGCGTCCTCAAGGTTCGGGTTCACGTTCGGAGCGAAGTCGTTGATGCCCTTGAACCGGATCCAGCCGGATGCGAGGGTGAGGTCGGCCGTCACGTCGACGGCGAACTTGCGTGCGAGCGCAGTGCTCATGTGGGGTGCCTCCTAGGCGTGTGCGGGCATGCGGAAGTGCCCCCACTGGGGAGGGCTGCGTCTGGGGACGAACCGGCCTACGGCCGGTGGCTGGTGGGCGGCCACTCGACGTCGACGTCGAACTGGTCCGCGCGCTCCTTCCGGAGCTTGTCGTCCTGCCCCATCGGAACGCTGTTGCGGCGGAGGCACTGGACGACGAGAGCGTCCCCGGCGGGGAGGTTGGTGAGGCCGTGGAGGGCGTTGAACACGGCGTAGCCGATGTCGTCGACCGAGCCGGGGTCGTTCGCGGTGCCCTTCATGGCGACCTGCAGGATGCCGGAGCCTTGCGTGATCTCGGGGTGGTCGTCGACGTCGACCCAATTGAGGATGATCTGCGGGTTGTCGACGGCGCGTTCGGTGCCGCGGAAGATGACGACGTCGTCGGGACCGTACGTGGCGGCGCCGGGCGACCAGACGCCGACACCGGCGTCAGCGAGGGCCTGCGCGAACGCCTCGACGAGCGCACGGACGGGGGACGCGGAGATCACAGGCGCTCCTCGAACACTCGGGCGCATGCGCGCAGGGCTGGGTCGCGGGCTTCGACGATCCCGGTGGTGAGGAAGAACGACTGGCCGTGCGTGTGCGTCAGCGGGGCGCCGACGCGGCCGTGCCGGTAGTAGACGCCGAACTCCTGGTAGCGGGCGTACGGGCCGGGGAACGTGATCGTGGCCCGGTGGCCGACCGCGGTGATGCTGGGGGAGCCGACGAGGTGCCCGGACTCGACGGGAACCTTCGGGGCGGTGACCTGGCGGACGACTTCCATGCCGGCGGCGACCGCTGGGGTGATGGCGGCGTTCTTGCGCGCCTGCAGTCCGTCCCAGTCGAACGTGTCCTCCCACTCGATCGACACGGGCGGCCTCCGCTCAGGTGAGGGTGATCTGCACGTGGTCGGGGAGGTCGAGGTCGCCGGACTCGTAGACCGTCGCGGCGAGGATGCGGGCGGTCGCGCCGCGGATGGTCACGCGCGACTCGGCGACGAGCGTCGGCGCGTGCTCGAGCGGGGCGTAAACGGGCGTGTTCGCGACGACCTGCTCGCCCGTCGCGGTCCGCACGACCTTCACACCTCCGTCGATGAAGCACGGCACGTCGACCGGGGCAGCGTACGAGGTGCCGTTGCCGCCCTCGCCGAGGTACTTCTCCACCGTGATGGTGTGCACGAACATGTCGTCGAGGTCGTCCATCACACCACCCGGACGTGCTGGCCGATGAGGCCGCGGTTCTGCAGGCGGCGGAGCGCCGACGGGACGAGGTTCGTCGCGGCGTCCGCTCGTGCGGCGGCGGCCGTGACCGCTCCGGCGTACTCGACGGTCGCGGAGCCGATCTTCTTCGACGTCGCGACCCCGCCCTGGGTGACACCGCCCGCGTACGGCTTGATGCCGAGCGTGATCCACGCTGCTGCCTGCAGGCAGGTCGCGTCGGTGAGGGCCTGCCGGATCACCGGGTCGACCGCGAGGCCGGTCTCGGGGTCTGTGTCGTACACGGCGGTGATGGTCGCGCGGAGCACGATGTCGCTGCACGCCTCGAGCGTTGCAGCGATGTCTGCGGGCGCGGCTGGTGCGCCCGGGAGCTTGTTGTAGTCCTCCGGGGAGGCCAGCGTGTCCGGAACGATGTAGCTGGTCATGCTGGCCTCCTCGGCGGTCTGGGTGGTGCTAGCGGGTGGTCGGGAGGCCGAGGAGGAGGCCGTGGGCCTTCTCGTTGCCGTACTCGAGACCGATCTCGCCGTAGAGCTGCTTCCGGTCGGACGCGCCGACCTTCGCGAGGTCCTCCTCGAAGAAGTGGCCCTTGCCCGGGATGTTCAGGAACACCGGGTTGAGCTGCTCGAGGGAGACGACGGCGAGGGCGTCGGCCGGCATCCACCGGTCGAGCATGATGTTGAACCGCGCGAAGTCGGTCTCGATCGTCTGGAAGTTCACGCCTCCGACGTTGCGGTCCGCGACCAGGTTGTTCTGATTCGCGGCGTACGCGTTCGAGATGTTCCGCTTCTGCGAGGAGCCGACGACGATCGTCGCGGTCTCGCCCTCGGCGATGCCGCCGTTGTCGAACACCGTCTGGAACAGGTCGTCGTAGTTCGCCTTCGTCGGCGCGGTGGCGGACAGCTTGTAGAGGCTGACGGTCGCGGTGCCGATGGTGATGGCGGTGCCACCCTGCGTGGGAGCGATCTTGAACGACCCCGACGCCTTGCCGACGACGAAGTACACCCGGTTCGGGGTGATCGCGGTCGAGCCGCCGACGTCGGTGAAGATCACCTTGTCGTCGTTCGACAGGGTCGTCGACGCCTCGGTGATGGTGTCGGTCGCCGCGGAGAGGCCGGTGTGGGCCTCGCCGAGGTTGATGACGTTCGTCTGGATCGCCTGCAGCAGACCACGCGTCTTCCGCGGGGCGGTGTTGTCGCCCGGCTTCGCGTAGACGCCGCGGATGAACGACGCCTCGACGTCGCGCGCGACCTGCTTGAGGGCCTGCTCGACCTGCCACGGCAGCTCGGCCGTGACGGGGTTCGTGCCGGCGATATTCGCGCCGTTGTGGTTCCCGACGGCGGCCTGCTTGGTGTAGCTGACCTCGACGGTCTCCTGGTGGATCTCCACCACGTTGTCGACGTTGAACCGCACGCGGTTCTCCGACGGCTGCGCGGGGGCACCCTCGACGCGCTGCCGGTTCTCGTCCGGGTCGCGGAGGTCGTAGCCCTGCCACTCGAACGTGGTGGACGTGGCCTCCTTGCCGCCGGTGAGACCACCGATGGACGACAGGAGCGGGGTGTCTTCCGGCGAGACTCCGAAGAGCTCACCGACGTAGTTCGGCAGGTTGAACGTGGTCCCCTGCCCAACGATTCCAGGCATGTGCTGGCCTCTCTGGTTGGTTGGCTAGCCCTGAGCGGCTCGCTGCCGGGCGGCGGCGATGGCCTGCTTGAGGCGGATGGTCTCCTTGAAGTCGCGCTTCTCAGTCGCCGTGGCGAGCTGAGCTTCGAGCGACTGCACGGTGGCTCCCTGGTGTTCGCCGCCACCTGAGCGGGAAGGGGTTGCCTTGAGGGCGGCGTTGTCCTGCAGCGCCTTGGTGATCGCCGCCGTGATGGCGGCCCCATCGGTCGGCTCTACCGACGCGATGGTGGTCTTGAACTGCTCGTTGTTGAGCAGGAGCGCGGTGTTCGCGTCGCGGGCGGCGGGTGACTGGAGCACTGCGATGGTGAGGTCGCGGGCCTTGAGGTCGGCCTGCGCCTTGGAGAGGTCGCCGTCCTTCGCCTGCACCTGCGACGACAGGTCGGTGACCTTCGCCTGCAGCTTCGCGGGGTCGGTCTCCGGGGCCTCGAAGCCGAGGAGCCCTCCGAGGCCCTTCGTGAACTGCTCGAACCGGTCGGCCGACTCCTGAGCCTTCTGCTCGGCGGCCGTCTTGCCGGTCTTCGCCTTGTCGAGGTCGGAGCGGACGTTCTGCAGCAGCGCCCACGCACGCTCGGGGTCGAAGTTGTCCTTCGTCCACGGGGCGTCGGTAGCGGCTCCCGCTCCGGCGTCGGCACCGGCACCGGCGCCGGCCGCACCAGCACCGGCAGCGGCAGCGGCAGCAGCGTCGGCCTGACCGGCAGCAGCCGCGGGCCCGGCGCCGCCCTCACCGCCGTTGTAGCGGATGCCCATGAGGGTGTGGCGGGTACGGCCGATGACGGCCATGCCGTCGCGGTCGGCGACGACGGGGAGTGCGGTGGTGGGGACGGTGCAGGTCACGGGAGCCTCCTGGGTTCCTCGGTTGGGCCGGACGCCTGGTCCGGCTGGGGTAGGTCGGTGATGGGGCCGAGCGGCCACCGGTTCGGTAGGGTCCGTAGCGTGGATGCTGGGGACGTCGTCGCGCTCATCGTTGGGATCGCCTCCGCGGGGGTCGCCGTTTGGGCAGTGCTGGTCGCGCATCGTGCGAACCGACGCGCCGACGAGGCGAATGCGATCGCTGAGCGGTCGAACGGGATCGCCAGGGACGCGAATTCGATAGCGAGCGAGGCGCTCGAGGTGCAGCGGCAGACGCTCCCACCCGAGTGGAGTGCCGCGGAAGAAGCGGGCAAGTACCTCGTCCAGTTCCGCAACCAGTCCGGGCGCACGCTCGTCGTGCACGGTGTCGAAGCACGCCCGGATCGTTTCCAGGGGCTGGTGCATCTCACCGAGGCGTTGCCGAACCAGATTGAGCACGGTGATGTGCTCAAGGTCTCAGCGATGAAGTCGCTCGGGGGCGGCGCCAGCAGCCTGAGGATCGTCTGGCGCTACCTCGGCGAGGACGAGGATCACGTCTCCGATCGCAAGATCTAGGTCAGGGCGCCGGAGCGAGGCGGTCGACGTCGACGCGGGTGTTGCAGCAGCCGTCGAGCGACCGCAGGAACCGGGAGTAGGCGGACGTCGCGATGACAGTCCAGACGCGCTCCTGGTAGATGACCGCCGAGCCGACGCCGAGGATCATGCGACCCTCGGCGGCCAAGACCAGTGCCCGCCCGTCGGCTGCTCGGCGTACGGGACGTACTCGTCGAAGAACATCCCGGTCGGGTTGAGGACGCAGAGCGAGACGCCGGTGATGTACTCGGGCACCTCGTCATCGTCGACGTCGCTGCCCGCGTAGTGCGAGAAGTGGGTGTCCGCGTACTGCCGCTGCCCGAGCCAGTCCTCGCCGTTCGGCGTGACGCTGGTGTGCACGGCCGTGATGAGCGCGGCGCGCGGCTCGGGCAGAAACACGCCGTCGGCGCTGCCACGGGACTGGTAGTGGACGACTCGGCCCACGCTCGGGGTCTGGGTCACGGTGGCCTCCTGGGGGTCAGCTGGTGAAGAGCGGGATCTGCGCGTACGCGTCACGGAGGTGGGGCTGCTCGCGGCGGGAGTTGCGGGCGAGGTCGTCGCGGCTGTTGACGTGGTCGCGGAGCCGCTTCTGCGCCCGCCGCACCTTCGCCTTCGCGTCGTTGGCCATGTCGGCGTCGAGCGCGTTCTCCTGCTGCCGTTTCGCCTTCCGGATCGCGAGTTCGAGGCGGCGCTGCTTCTGCACCGCCTTGTAGCGGGCGTCGTGCGCCGGGGTCCACGTCTGCCGGGGCGGGAGGACGGTGATGTCGGGGAACACGGCGATCAGTGAGTGGCGGCACTGCGGGTGGAACAGGCCTCTGCTGGTCGCCTCGGCGATCGTCGCGTCGACGTGCATCTCCGGGGCCACGATCGGCCCGTTCGTCAGCACAGCGCCCTGCCACGGCAGACAGAGCGGGCACGGTGCCCCAGTGTCGGGGACGGAGAAGTACTCGACGCCGATCGCCTGCATGCGCTCGAGGTGTGACGCGTTGAACGCCCGCGCTGCAGCGGTGCGGACCGCCATCTCCGTGTACGCCGACAGCGACCACTCGCGGCCCGACCTGTCGGTGAACCCGGTGATGCCGTTCGACGTGAAGTCGCGCCACGCGATGGCCTGCGCCTGCGCGGGCGTCAGCTCGACGTCGAGCACCTGCACCCGAGCCGCCTGCGGGGCGAGCACCTTGTAGATGTCGTTGTCGAGCCGCGTCAGGCGGCGCCGGACGTCCTGCAGCTCGGACACGAGGTCGGTGCGGATCGCCGCCTCCGCGCGCACCGAGTGGGGCACGGAGAAGTCGAAGTCGTTCGGCTGCCCGGCCGGGACGAGTGCGTTCCCCGGGGAACGGGGCGGGCCGCCGCCGGGCGTCCCCCTGAACGCGCCCGGGGGCAGTGCCCGCCGCAGCCGGGACTCGATCGCTCGGACCGCTGCGCCGTCGTCGTGCTGGTGGATCTCGTCGAGCACGTCCCGGTCAGCCTGCGCGGCACCGTCGAGCAGCTCACCGTCGATGACCTCGTCGATCAGCGGCGGCACCTGCCGCTCGAGGCGGCGTGCGATCTCCAACGTGAGGCGTCGGATCGCGGGCCGCGCAGCCTCGAGCGACACGGCCCGGCGGAGGATGCGGGTGATGCCGTCGAGGAGCGCTGACTCCGACGAGATGTGCAGGGCGACGAGCGCGGCGACAGCCTCAGCGGTCGGCCGGCGCTGCTCCTGCTGCTGCCCCTGCGGGCTGCTGCTCGTCGCCATCGTCCGGCTCCTCGTCCTCGTTGTCGTTCGCGTCGAACAGCGGATCCGCGGGGTCGCGCATCTGGCCGAGCGCCTCCTCCTCGCGGATGCGGTCCACCTCGGCCTGGATCTCCTCGTCGGGCACCTGGCCGGCCATCCGCACGCGAGTGAGGATCGACACGGACCGAGCACCGTCGAGCATCGAGATCGTCTGCGCGTTCTTCAGCGGGTCAACCTGCGACACCTCCGCGAACTCCACGTCGGGGAGTTCGTCGAACCACTTGCCGCCCTTCCCGGGGAACACGACACCGTCGATGGCGAGGGCGACCTGCGCGAGCTCCGCGAGTGCGGGCTTCGCGTAGAGTGCCTTCTTGTCGCGGGTGCGTTCCGAGTCGGACAGGTCCGCGGCGACCTCGGTCGCGGTGCGCTGCGCCTGCTGTACGTCGCGGAGGCCGAGGTGCACGGGCGAGTACCCACACGTCGTCGCGATCTCCCGCTTGAGGGCGTCGATCGTGGCGAGGTGCTCGTCGACGCGGATCTCGAACTGGGTGGACGTGATCTGCGACGACACCGAGTCGCCCGGCTTCCCGAGCGCCTGCACGCCGACGTACACCGATTTGTTGACGTTGAACGTCGCGCCCTCGCCGGGCTTGCCCGTGTCGAGGAACGACTCGGGGACGGTGAGCCGGCCCTGCCCGTTCTCGAGGTCCCGCATCAGCGACGACCACGCCTGGTCGATCTTGTCGAACAGGTCCTCGATGCCGGCGAAGTCAGAGCGGCCGAGGTTGGCGAGGGGGCCGAGCTTCCGCCAGTCGCGGGACGGACGGGCGTTCGGCATGTACACGACCGCGAGGCGGTCGACACCGGTCGCGACGGTGACCGCCGGGTTCACGAGCTCGGCGAGGCCGTCGACGCCGTCGAACTGCTGCAGCTCGGCGGCGGTGCGCAGCGACTCGTAGTGGCTGGTCTCCGGCAGCGTCGACATCGGCACCACACGGCCGAGGTTCGTCGGACCGCCCTCGTGCAGCTCGTACGTGATGAGGCCACGCTCGTGCCGCTCGAGGAGCCGGTATACGGCGCCGCCCTGGCTGGTGTTGTCGTACTCGGTCCAGAGCGTGACCGCGGTGAGGATGCCGTACCGGAACTCGGGGATCGCGCAGTCGTGGGCGAACGCACGGAACCAGACATGGTCGCGGAGGTCCGCGTCCCACGTGACAGCGAAGTACGTGCCGCCGGACGACGCCGCCATCTCGCCGCCGTTCAGCAGCTCGGCGTGCGCCTGGTCGGAGCCCATGATCGTGTCGAGACGGTCCTGCCCCGGGTGCTTCCACGTCGACTGCTTCTCACCCTCAGCGGGTGAGCCCAGGTCGTCGGGCTTCGGATAGCGGACCCGCGGGGCCTCAGCGAACAGGAGGTCCGCGGAGAGCTGCGCGAGGTCAGCCGGCACCGGGAGGTGCATCTTCATGAGGTTCTCGGTGGCGTCCTGCCGCTGGCCCCACCACATCTTCGACAGCGCGCCGATCACGCCGCCGCGGTACGGGACGCCGGAGCGGACGTGCGTGGTCGTCGGACCCGACTTGCCCTGGTAGATGTCCGCGAGGGTCGCGGTGTCGCCGACGTACCAGGCGTCGTGCTCGGCGAAGCGGGCGAACGCGATGTCCCACGGCTGCGGCGGCCATACGTCGACAGCGGGCATGCGTTGTCCCCTCTCAGGCTGCGAGCTTCACGTGGCTGCGCCAGATGTTCTCGGTGGTCTTGATCGCGTAGCGCAGAGCGTCCTGCGAGTGGTCGTTGGCCTTCACGGGCTTGTCCTCGCCCTGCTCGGCAGCCTTGGCGTCCCACACGTACTCGGTGACTTCCTTGATCCAGCCGGTGCACCGGTCGGAGATGAGGAGGTTCCCGGAGGACAGCAGCGACGCGACGGTGCGGATGCCGTCGAGGACGTCGTTGTCGGCCTGTGTGGAGATGAGCCCGTCCTGTTGGAGCTGCACCCGGAACGATGCCGCGGACGGGTCGAGGATGACCCAGTCTGGTTGCAGCCGCGGCTGGTCAGGCGGGAGGTGCGGTTGTCCGAGCCATGCGCGGATCTCGGTGGAGAGCTGCGCGTCGGTGAGCTTCTGGTGCTCCGTCTTCGACTCGTACCGCCACTCGTCGATCGCGTACAGCTTCGGGTGGTGCCGGCCGTACGCGTCGGTGTGGAGGGCTATGCCGAGGAGGATCGCGGAGGTGGGGTTCGTGGTGCCGTAGTCGATGCCGACGGCGAGCAGCTTCCACATCGTCGGGAGGGTGTCCCATGCGACCTGGTGCTTCTTCGGGTCCCACATGTCGAAGATCGCGCCTTCGGCGTTGGTCCAGAGGCCCCGGATGAACCGGTCGTAGAAGATGCCGGTGAACGACGCCTTCATGTCGCGGACGTACTCGTCGGTGAGCGACGGGTTGTCGTCCATCGTGAAGTGGAAGACGATCAGGTTCTTCGCCTCGGCCATGAGGATGTACTGCTGCCGGAGCCAGTGGTTGAACGAGCCCGGGTTCGTCGTCGCGAGGAGCCGCGAGTGCGGGGTGCGGAGACGGGTGAGGAGCATCTCCCAGAACCCGAGCGGGAGCAGCGTCGCCTCGTCGACGTACGCGATCTCGATCGTGCCGCCTCGGATCTTCTCCTCAGCGCGGACATCGTTCGCGCCGACGAGGTGCACTTCCCGGCCGAGGATCGTCGCCGTCGACGAGCCGCGGGTGTGGACCGTCTGCGCGGCGAGAGCACCGAACAGGTTCGGGTCCTGCAGCGGTTCGATGATGTTGCGTTCGATGGTCTGCAGCGTCTTGCCGATGATGACGATGAGGCCGACACCGCGGGCCGCGCGGATCGCGAACAGGAACGCGAACAGGGACGCGATCGTCTTCCCGCCGGACACGGCGCCGACCCAGAGGGCCAGCTTCCGGGTCGTGGAGGCGGTGATGGACCAGACCTGCTTCGGAGAGAGCGCCGGGGCGGACACGCGGCACCTCCTCGGGCAGGGGTCGTGCACCGGCCCGGCAGTGACCCGAAGCACCGCCGGACCGGGCGTCTACTCGACCGTCTCGGTCGGTGTCTCGTACGTCGCCGCGGCGGCAGCGAACCCGGCGGCGAGGGTGTCGAGTAGCGAGTGAGCCGTCTCGACGCCTGATGTGTCCTTCTCGAGGTACTTCGTCAGCTTGTCGAACGCGACGCCAGCCGTCGTGACCGCGGTCCGCTGCACCTCGACCGGCGGGCGCTCGAGCTCGTGCTCCGAGTACGTGTTCTCCTTGCCGCCGAACGCGTACACCAGGTACGGCCCGTCGAGGTCGTCAAGCATCTTCTCCGCCCGACCGAGCATCTTCTCCGCGAGACGCTGACGTCCAGCGGCGAGATCGATCGACCGGGCCTGCACCGCCACGGCCGTCTGTGCCCGGGAGAAGTCGAGCCCCAGCGCCTTCGCGATCCGGGTGATCGTCGACGTTCCGAGACCGAGCTCCGACGCGATCGCGTTGCGCCCCATCCCCTGAGCGTGCAGCTCGGCGACTCGCGCGCGTACGGCAGGGTCCTGGACTGGGCCAGGGGTCTGGGCCTCGTCGGTCATGGTTCTCGTCTCCGTGCGCCGCCTGGGCGCTCATCGAAGGGGTCAGGCTGTGGTGGTGGAGATGCGTGCGGTGATGAACTCGTCTCCGTCTTCGAGGACGACTGTGTCCCCGGGGTTGTGCGTGGCGACGTCCTTCCCGTCGGCGTCGATGCGGAGCAGGTCATGTCTGGGGGCGAAGCCCAGTCCGGAGGCGGTGAGGATGTAGGCCACGTCGTGCGGTCCGCCTGGGAGCGTGACGTGCTCGCCGTCGACGCTGATGGTGACGTGCTTGGTCATGGTCAGCTCCTGTCCTCGATGACGTCGTCCATGACCTGTTCGATCTCGGCGACGGTGTCCGGGTGTGGGGTGAGGCGAGGGACGTTCGACCGTGTGCGGTGGGCGCTGAGGTCGGGGTCCGGGTCGGGCATGGTTCCTCCGACGTGTCCGCATTGCGTGGGGGCCTGCCCTGCTGCGGTTGTCCGTCCTAGAATCCTGCGCATGATCGCAGAACCGAGCGGTCCGCACGACCGGATCGAATCGCAGGAGCGGGACTGGGTGGCTGAGTTCCTCGACGAGATCGTCGACTCGCTGAGGGACTTCCAGTCCGACGAGCCTGACGCTGAGGTTGCTAGGAGCCGTCCCGGACGCGATCGTCGGTGAGGTCGGCCGGGGGGACCGGCGTGTACTTCCGGATGAGCGCGGAGAGAGCGTCGGTGTCGACGTTCGCGGTCGCGGTGACGCGGACCGTGGTGTCGCCTCCGGGGTTCAGGAACGCGACGTTGACGGTGGAGGGGTCGACCTGGTCGGGGGTCCAGCCGGCGAGGGCGACGAGTTCGGCGTTGAAGTCGTTGCCGAGGCTGATGCCTGCCATGTTGATGCTCCTCGTGGCTGGGGTGTTGTGGGTGCGGCCATAGGGGAGTACGGTGCGGGGAATCGGCCCAGACCCCGCTGACTGGGATGCGGCTGCCCGCCTGTGTCCCGGGGGAGGGCCGTGCCCTGAGCTTCAGGACTCGGGCGCGGCCCTCCATCACGGAGTGGGCGCAGGTGCGCCTCGGCCGGGAAAACGGCGGCCGTCGTGGGTCGTCCTTCGCGGGCAGTGACTCCGTGTCCCGCGTTGACGCCCACCCGTGAGGGGGTTCCCCGTGCTCGCGCCGCGTGCGATGGTTCGCTGGCGGCGCTCGGACGTCGCTGCCCGGGGCAGCACGAGTGCAGCAGGCAGGGCTGCAGCAGGTGTCCGGTCGCGGCGTGTGCGGTAGCGGTGCGTGTCGGCGGGCACGGGGAAGTCGGGAGGGGGGCGGGACTGGTAGCTACTCCGTTGCCGCCATCTCGCAGGGGACGAGCGGCGCGCCTTCCGCCTGCCAGGGTCCCGCGTGTCCTACGCCTCTACGGCGTTCTTGGACGACCCCCACTGGGTCCGGATACACGAACGGCCCGGACCGTGAGGTCTGGGCCGAGTCGTGATGCATGCGAAGCATATCACCTGAGGGGTGCAGTTCAGGTGCGCCCTGTCCGGGGGTCAGAGGTAGTCGCGGGCGCGGCCATGACGGCGGCCGTGCTCACGCTGCCAGTCGAGCAGGTCGGAGGCGCGGACGTGCCGGACGCCGCCGAGGAGCTCGGTCGGCATCCCGGCCTCCTGCCACTTGAGCAGGGTGCGGCGGGAGCGGCCGACGAGCTTTTCGGCGGCACGGAGCGTGACGAGCCGCGTCGGGTCGAGCCCGGTCAGGAGTCCGGTCCGCTCTCGTGGCTCTGCGTAGGTCGGACGGGGTCGTCCAGGCTGGTGAGACCGCGACCCCGTCCGACGGTCAGCTTGGTGAGCCTGATCCCTCGCCACCTAGCCTTCCGACAAGCCTTCGTGAAAAGCGACACGCTGTCAACTACTGGCATCACTTTTCCTTCTCTTCGATGCGGGGGACGGACGTGCCGACAGCGATCTGCCGGACGATGCGGGCGAGCTTCCGGCCCGCCGCGCGCTGGTCGGGGGACTCGCCCCCGCGGACGTGCACGGTGCCAGCGCCGTCAGTGGACACGAGCACGTGCGAGCAGGACTCGCACCACACGGTCACGTCGCGGATCTCTGCGTCGGGCCGCCAGTCCGCGGTGACGGCGAACTCGCCGCACTGCTCGCACTTCCGGTTCCAGTGCGGCCGGTCCGGGCGGGCGTCGAGCGGGAAGCGCGAGTAGACCGCCTCGATCGTGTGTGCAACGTCGTGGAGGAACTCGGGGCCGCCCGGGTGCGAGGCGATGCGGTCGAGGTGGAGCAGCAGCCAGTCGGTGAGGTCGCGGGTGAGGCGCGCGGCGCCGGGCGGGGTCGTCGTGGACCGGAACCCGAGCAGCACGCCGTCGATCGTCCACTCGCCGGAGCGGAGCGCGACCGTCAGCGTCGTGGCGGACAGCTCGCGCGCCCACCGGCGGACGTGGCCGACGAGGTCGACGTAGATGCCGTCAGCGTCGTCGAGCGCGCCGACGTGCAGCGGTGCCGGTGGCGTGCGGGATGGTGCGCCGGGCTGGCCGTCGCGGACCGTGCCGCCGGGCTGCCGGCGGATGCGGACGTACTCGACGAGCTCCGGCGCTTCGGTGAGGCGGCGCCGTGCCCGCTCGACGAGCAGCGCGAGCGTCAGCTCGTCGTCGTGGGTATCGGTGATGGTCACTGGTCTCTCCTGATCTGGTCGTGCTCCTCGCGGAGCTGTCGTGCACGTGCGGCCCGCTGCTCAGCCGCGAGTGCGTAGGTCGGGGACTTCGGCGAGCCGTAGTCGTAGCCGCCGGTGTCGTTGCCCTGCGTGAGCGTCATGACGCCTCCCGGTGGTCGTCGTGGGTGAAGAGGGTGTCGCGGAGCTCCTGCGCGGCCACTGCAGCCGCCTCGGCGGTGGGGTGTTGCCCGCCGTAGACGCGACGGCCGTTGTGTGTGGCCCACGCCTCGAACGTGCAGTCGCGGCCGTGCCGGTAGACACCCCGGAACCCGGTGGAGCTGTTGGCGTTCGAACCGGTGCGGTGTTCCTGGTTCTGCTTCGGCGTCACGGCTCGGAGGTGCGCCGGATTCACGCAGCGCGGGTTGGAACAGGTGTGGTCGATGAGCGCCCCGTCAGGGATCGGACCGTGGGTGACCTCGTAGGCGACACGGTGTGCGCGGTACGTCTTCCCGCCCATGCGCACGAGCCCGTAACCGTCCGGGTTCCGGGAAGCGGTCCAGTACCAGCAGGTGCTCGTGACCTCGACCTTGTCCATGAACCGGGCTCCGATGAAGCCAGGCACCGGGTTGTCCGGCGTCGGGTCAGAACGGAGTTTCATCGTCGAACCCTCCCTGCTGCGACCACACGTCCTGCCCGCTGGCGCCGCCCTGCGGCTGTCCGCCCGGCTGCGCGGCGTTCCAGCCCTGGCCCTGCTGGTTGCCCGCCGGCGCCCCGCTCGCCCCGCCACGGCCTCCCTGCGCCCGGGTGACCTGCGCGGTCGCGTAGCGGAGCGACGGGCCGATCTCGTCGACGTCGAGCACGAAGCCGGTGCGCTGCTGGCCCTCGCGATCCGTCCACGACGTCTGCCGGAGCCGCCCCTGCACGATGACCCGGGCACCCTTCGTCAGTGAGCCCGCCACGTGCTCGGCGAACTCGCGCCAGACCGAAGCGCGGAGGAACAGCGCGTCGCCGTCCTTCCACTCGTTCGCCTGCCGGTCGAACGTCTTCGGGGTGGACGCGATCGTGAAGTTCACGACCGCGAGGCCGTTCTGCGTGTACCGCAGCTCGGGGTCGGCGGTCAGGTTGCCGACGACGGTGACGATCGTCTCGCCGGCCATCAGGCGGCCGCCCCGAACGCCTTGGCGGTGGCGCACGGCCAGTGCACTTCCGCCGGTACCGCGTGCTCCGGGTCGATGTCCTGGACCAGGCCGAAGCAGTGGTTGCAGACCGCTAGCTTGACGGTCGGGCACTCCTCCCCGCGTTCGGCTTCCTCGTGGTCGCACTCACCTTCGGCGCAGTCCCAGGGCAGCACGTCTTCTTCGGTGCGGTGGTGGAGCTGCTCGACGGCCGCGAGTTGCGTGACGGCGGTGTTGATGCGGCGCACGTCGGCGTCGCTGATGGTCGTGCTCATGCTGCTGTCCTTCCGTGGTGTGCGGCTGCTGCCGCCTGTCTCTGCGAGTACGACCGGATGGCCGCCTCGATGTCGCTGTCCTGCTCGTCTGTTGCGACGACGTCGAATCCGCGGGCGCGGATCTCCCGGTCGGCGTCCGCGTTCTGCTTCGCGTCATGCCGGGCCTGCCGCTCCTCCTCGGACTCGGCCTCGAGCAGTGCCCGCTCGGCGCGGACGTAGTCGTGCGCGAACCGCATCTCGTGGTCCTGGCGGGAGCCGGGCCGCTCAGCGTCGAGGTCACCGAGCACCCGCATTCGTTCCGCCTCGACGGCTGCCAGGTCGACCTGCGCGACGAAGTTCGCCCAGCCGCCCTCACTGCCCTCTCGGCGCGGCCACGGTTCCGACCAGCCCTCGGCGGTCATGCGACCACCCCCGGCAGGTCGAGCACGTCGACCGCGATCCGCCGGACCTCGGCAGGCTTCTCGCACGCCCTCGCGATGTACGCCGTCGACCGGAGCACCGGCGCCGGCGAACGGCGCAGGATCACCTGCGCGAGCTCCACCGCGTGCGACGCCTTGAGCGGGCCGACGATCGGCTCGAACAGCTCGAGCACCGCGGGGAGGTCATCCACGCCGAGACGCTTCGCCTCGACGATGACCTCCTCCGACAAGTCAGTCCGTTCGCCCGCACGGTCACCTACGTGACCTGACTCAGGAACGTAAGTCGTGTCAGTCAAGTCAGTCTGTCTCTGACTCTGTCTCTGACTCTGACTCTGACTCTGACTCTGACTCTGCTTTTCGCCGGGTTCGCCCTCGTCAGCCGACCCGGTAACCGAGTCGGTATTCGACTGGGTTTCGGTCCGGTTCTTGCGAGGACGGCCACCCTTCCGCCCGTTCGCCTGGTTGCGGGCCTCACGTGCCTCCCGGTCGGCGATCGTGTCCTGGTGGTCCGCGTAGTTGTGGATCACGTAGACGTCGCCGTCGACCGTGAGAGTCGGCCGCTCCGGGTGGTTCGACTCGAGCTCCTTGAGCGCCCGCGCCTTCCACTTCGCCTTCGCCACACGTACCGGCACGCGACCATCGAGATCCTGTTCGCGGGAGTACGCGTTCAGCTCGACGAACGCCCGGAACGCGGCGTCCGACAGCGGGCGGATCTTCGGGTGGTCAGGGAAGCTGATCGGGAACTTCATCCACAACCGCGTGTCCTTCGGCATCTCGCCCTCCTTCCATTCGTCTTCGTGCTTCCGCGGCGCTGATCTCGCGCCAGCCGCCGCCGTCGTCGTAGAGCACCCACGCCTGCCGGAGGGTCCCCAGCTCGGTGTGAAGCCACCGCCGAGCCGGGAACTCGGCCGGCTCAGCCCAGCCCGGCACACCCCACCCGTCCCGCGCCGCCTCGACCGGGTGGTCCGTCTTCCACAGGTGGCACTCGGGACACAGCAGGTGCAGGTTCGACGGCGCCGTGAGGCCGCCCTGCGACCGGTTCTGTCGGTGGTCCCGCTGCACGACCGCGCCCCGCCAGCAGCGCTGGCACTGCTCCTCGTCGCGCTCGAGGACGATCGCGTACGCACGGACCTCCTCAGCGGCCGAGGGGAGCGCGAACTTCGGGCCGATCACGCGGACTCCTCCGCGCGCGGGCGCCCCGGCTTGAAGTTCGCGGGCAGGCTGTGGTCGTCGCGGATGCGGCGGACGCTGATGCGGGAGATGCCGACTTCGCGGGCGATGTGGGCGTCACGGGCACAGGCCCTAACGAGCTCTACGACGCGGCGGCGCTGACCCGTCGTCATCGGCTGGCCGCTCACGGCGTCACCGCCTCGACGAGCAGCTCGAGCGACTGCCGGACCCCGGGCCGGTACTCGATGACGGGCATGAGCTTCGCCATCAGGTCAGGGGTGTCATCCGGGACGACGCCCGCGTCGACGAGCCCGTCACACGCAGCCTTGAGCGTCGGGACGATGTTGTCCGCGTCGCGGCGGTGACGGGTGTTCACGAACCACGTCAGCGTGACCCGGCAGACGCCGAGCGGGGGGACGTGAGCGGCGCGGGCGAGCAGCGCCGTCGTGCCGCGAAGCGCCTTGACGTGCCGGTGGCGGGCCATGTGGTGCATCCGCTGGTTCGCGGTGAGCGGTGGCGTCTCGTAGGGGAGGTCGAGCGTCCACGACGCCGGGGCGGCTGCCGTGCGATCCTGGGGTTCCATGCTGGTTCTCTCGCAAGGGGTCGAGTGTGGGTGGGGCGGCGGCCTGTGCAAGAGGCCGCCGCCCCGGCTGAGCTACGGGCGGCCCGAGAAGATCGGGACGCTCGCGGGGATGCCGTCGTGCACCTGCGTCGTCTCGCCGTCCTTCGTGACGGTCTTGCCGTCGCGGATCTCGGTGACGATGTCGGCGAACGCGGCGTCGAGGATCTCCTGCGGCCGCTGCAGCACGATGCCGAGGCCGAGCTGCGACCCGCGGAGCCGGTACCGGAACCGGGCTACGACGACGTACACCGGGCCGCCGATGTACGGGCGGAGCAGCAGCTCGAGTTCCGTCGGGATCTCGATGTGCCCCTTCTGGCCGGCGCGAGCGGTGACGGTCTCCTTGTAGTTGAGACGCACCTGCCCGGAGTCGAGCCGCTCGCCGCCCTCGAAGTCGACAGACGTCTTCGCCTGGAACGACTGCGCCAGCTCGATGAGGACCGCGGTGTCCGGCGTGCGAACGTCGAGGGCCTGCTGCTCGATGAACTCGGCGAAGTCGGTCTGCTCGAGGAGCTTCCCGTCGACCTTCGTCCACGCCTCCCACGACTTGGTGTGACGCAGCTCGAGGCGGGCGGTGTGCTTCTGCCACCCGCCCTGTCCGGCGTCGTGAGAGTCGAGCACGGCGACGACGGCCGACGACGGGGTGTCGGCGTAGACCTCGGTGTGTCCGTCGATGACGTGCTTCGTGACGTACCGGACGAACGACTCCGCATCACCGACGACGCGTGCCGCGGCGATGTGGCGGGGCGAGTCGTCGTAGGAGTCGGTGTCGAGCACGCGGGTGGAGCCGTCCGGGCCGGCAGCGGCGTAGACGGTGCCGGGGTTCAGCGCCTCGGCACCGGCGGCCTGACGGGCGAGGTCGGCGACGACGGCCGCCTCGGGGGATTCGGTGTAGTCGGTCATGCTCAGTCGAGCTCCTTGATCTCCCCGGTAGCGGGGTCGTGGGCGGGTGCGTTGCGGATGTCGTCGTCGTCGAACAGCGGCATCGACGACGGGTCTCGACGGGACAGGGTGTGGTCACGGTCGACGTACGTGATCGACCCCTGACGGTTCTTCTCGGGCCGCTTGACGGTGATCTTGTCGTTGACCTTGAGAGCGCTCACCGCGTCGTCGATCGGCTTGAGCTCGAGGGTGAGGGTGATGGTGCCGCCCTTCCCCGTCTCTTCGATCGCGGCGACGAGCTTCGTCAGCTCCTCGTGCAGTTCGAGGTCCGTCTTCGGTCTGGTCGACGCGAGGAACGCGGCGAAGCTGCCGGGCTTCTTCTGCGTCTCGTCATTGGACATGGGTGTTCCCTTCCTGGGGTGAACCGGCCGGGCGGCCGGTGGTCTGTGGGTCAGCGCGGGGATGCGCCGTAGGCCTGGCCGAGCACCTTGTTGATGTTCTGCAGGCCCATGAGCCGGGCGGCGAGGGCCTTCTGCAGCTCCTCGGCGGCGTGCAGGGTCTCCTTCTTGAGGTCGAAGTCGAGCCGCTGCGGCATGACCGCGAGGTCTGCCTCGGCTCGCTTCTCGGTGACCGTCGCCGCGTCCGAGCGGAGCAGCGCTTCGGCGCGGGTCTTGATGAGCGCGCGCTCGGCCTCGTACCGGTCGTGCCACATCTGCCTGATCGCCGGCACCGCACGCTCCAGACGCTCGCCGAGCTCACGGATCATGAACTCCAGCTCGATCGGCGTGACCGGCTCGTACTCGACGATCTCGCCGGTGTCCATCCGGGCGATGTCCTGAGCGCTCACGAGCGCTCTCCGTGCCGGAGGACGTCCGCCTCGGCCTGGGCGAGCCAGTCCGCGTCGGACAGCTCGTCCGGCTCCGCCTCGACCACGAGCTCCGTCGGCTCCATGCCGGACCCGGCCGGCTCCGTGATCGGGGTGGCGTCCTCGACGGGTCCGAGCATCCCGTGACGCGCGAGCGCCGCGGTCCGCACCTGGTCGGTCCGCTCGCCAGCGTCGTCGGCTGCGTCGAGCAGATCCTCGACCTCGTCGTGCGTCCCAGCCTGCTCGATCTCCGCGATCCAGTCGCGCGACGGCGGCGCGACCTCGACGTGCTGCTCCGGGGCGGCGGCGATCTCGTCCGACGTGTACAGGCCGGACAGGTCCATCGGGAACGCCTTGCGGATCGCGAGGGCTTCCGCGCACTTCGCGAGCTGACCGGCGCCCTGCTTCTGCCACATCTCGACCGGGGTGCCGTCGCGCTTCGTCTGCACGTACGCGCCCCACTCAGCGACACCGACCGCGGGACGGTCCCAGTCGTCGCGGTAGACGCGGACGCGGGCCGCGAGCGGGTGCCCGCCGTGGAGGGCGGGGATGAAGGCGTCGACCCACTCGCCCTTGTCGGTCATCCACTCGGCGGCATCCTGGCCGGCGTACTTCTCGGACCGGTCGGCCACGAGCCGGAACCCGTCGATGCCGGTCTGCACGGCCCACTCGACGCGGCCCTTCGACAGGCGGCCGATGCACCAGATCTGGTTCGACAGCGGGTTGAGGCCCGACTGCCGGGACAGAGCGAGGAACTTCTCGACGACGGCGCGCGGTGCGGGTTCCCGCTGCCCCTGCCGGTCGCCGTAGGTGTGCGTGAACACCAGGCCCGCGGCGTCCGCGATCGCCTTCTCAGCGTCGGACCACGAAGCGACGTCGCCGTTCGCGGGGAGGGTGGTGAGCTCGTTCATGCGGCTCTCCGTTCGTAGGTCAGCGCGACGCGGAGTCGCGCGAGGAGGTCGGTTGCGATAGGGACGATCAGCGCCGTGGCGGCGACGATCTTCGGGTGATCGCGTGTGACGACGAGACGGTGCGGGATGCCGCGGTGCTCGGCACGGAGGTCCCACTCGTCCCGGGCGTTCCTCACCAGCTCGACCCACAGGAACTCGATGGCGTCGGCTTCGGGGAGCACGAGGAACTGCCAGGCGAGCTGCCGCCACTCGCCCGTGCTCGGGCCGTCGACGACCTTCCCGTGCTTCGCCTTGCACTCCGCGAGGGTCAGGCGGCCGTCCGCGTTCACACGCAGCCCGTCGGGCGTCGCGGCGAACCCGGGCTCATCCGGGGAGTGGATCAGCGCGACGTTCTGCGGGATGCCGGCGTAGGCGAGCATCATCGGCTCCCACCGGTGCCCCTGCTCCGTGTACGCGTTCCCGGAGAACGTCGACGGGGCGAGCTTCGCCGCGAGGTACTTGTCGACGCTCGACGCCTTCGCGAACTTCGCCGCGTCCGACGCCCCGATGATCCCGTTGCGCCGCGCCGCGAGCCACGCGTCACGGTCGAGGCCGTCGACGACGATCCGGTCCTGCCAACTCATCGGCGCTCCCTCCACTCCTGCATGCGCGGGGCCGTCGTCTCGACGACGACCCACTGGACAACGGCGGTCACAACGAGCGCCACGGCGACGGCGCCGAGCGAGACGAGCGCGATCATGCGAGGTCCAGCCGTTCCGTGATGTCGGCCGCGAGGGCATTCCAGAACGGGACGTTGCCTGCGGCGCTCTCGTGCGGCGGCTGAATCGCGTCACGCTCGAACGCGGCGATCAGGTTCGCGGTCCGCTGCTCTGCGACGCTGGCGAGCGCGGCACGGACGCGGGCGGCGTCCATGTAGTAGTCCGCGAGTTCGTGCTTCCCGGCGATCCGGGCCTTGCCGCTCTCCTCGAGCGCATCCGCCGCCTTCTCGAAGTGCTTCGACGCAGCGCTCATGCGACGACCGTCCCGTCCTCGATCGTGAAGCCCACCGAGCGGGACTCGTCGACTCGCGAGATCCACACCTGGTACGACTTCTCCGCGGCGAGCTCCTCGATGATCGCCAGGGAGTCCGAGTCCAGCGACTCCCCGCCGTCGATCCGCATCACACGGATCGTCGGGTCGCCGGCCATCGCGAGGGCCGTCGAGACGCGGACCTGCTCCGCGGTCGACGCCTGCGAGAACGGGATGCCGTTCAGGGTGACCCCGTCGGAGTCGAACCCGAGGCCCGGCACGGGGAGCTTCGCAGCGGCGATGCCCTCGGCCTTCTGCTGGTCGATCTCCTGCAGGCGGAGCGTGTGCTGCGCCTGCTCCTGCTTCCGGTCCGACAGCTCCTCGGCGACGGCAGCACGGTCTCGCTGCTTCCGGACGCGCTCGTTGACGACGTCGATCTCGCCGAGCTGGTCGAGGAGCGTCTGCGGGTCCTTCCGCTCGCCGAGGGCGCGGGCCGCACTGACCGTGTCCGCAGCGCGAGCTGCCGCCTCATCGAGAGCGTTCTGCGCGGCGAGCAGCGCGTCCGCAGCACGATCCCGGTCGGCACGCGCCTGCCGGGCCCGCTCGATCGCGGAATCGATGGCACGGTTCTGCCGGGTCATCTCGTCGACCTGCGCGACGAGCGCGGACGCGGACACCTCCTCCGTGGGGAGGGACGGGTCCGGCTCTGGGTAGCCGCGGAGGCGACCCTCGAGTTCTGTGACCTTCCGCCCGACCTCGGTCCGGCGGTCGTACACGCCCTTCCGCTCGGCGTCGAGCGTGATCGGGTCGAACCCGAGAGAGTCGCCGAGCGCGTCGATCAGCGTCGCGAGCTGCTTCTTCCCGTCCATGCGGGTGAACGCGAGCGGGTCGAGAGTGATCGAGCCGAGCATGCCGTCGAGGAGCTTCTGCGGGGACGAGAACCGGGCGTGGTCCTCGGACTCGACGGTGAGGGTGCCGGCGTCGTCCTTCGTCCACCGGCGCGTGGCGACGTAGGCGACGTTGCCGTGCTCGTCACCGATCTCGAGACGGGCGACGGCGGTGTCCTGGCCGTCGCGGATCGGCTGCACGGTCTCGCGGGCAGCGGCGCCGCCCTTGAGCACGGCGTAGATCGCGTCGAGGACGGACGTCTTGCCCTGCGCGTTCCGTCCGCCGATGAGGACGACGTCGCCATCCGGTCTGATCTCGACGGCGGTGAGGCGCTTGTAGTTCTCGACGTTGAGCGCGAGGACGCGGAGGGGGTTCGGGTTCGTGGTGGTCATGGTGATCTCCTGGGGTCGATCGATGACGCGCTCCCGGGTTGGGGCGCGGAGAAGGGTGCGACGGTCAGTCGCAGTCGGTGGGGTCGTCCCACTCGGCGGCGCGGGCGATGGCCTTCGCTTCCGCCTCGTCGTCACGCTCGAACTGGGCGCGGTCGGTGGGGGTCGCTCTGTCGCAGTTCACGAGGTCATCGCCTCGGGGTGCTCATGCGCCCACTCGGGGTGCTGGCCGGTGATGTGACGGCGGACGTTATCGAACGAGCGCCGGCACGACGGGACCGGGCAGACGCCGTTCGCGATGCGATTCCGGAGCCGCGTGACGTGTCCCTTGAACGCGCGCGCTGAGCGCTCGGCCGCCTCGGCCTGATCGAGGGCGGCGTCCCGCGACGCCCGAGCGAACCGAGCAGACTCCTCCGCGCGCTTCCGGAGCCGCTGCTCCCGCTCGACTGCGCTCTCGCCGAGGTAGGCGCGCGGGTGCCCGCTCGGGCAGTACCAGGTCTCGTGCGACTCGCGCACCTGGCGGTAGAACGAGGTCGTCATGCCGAACGTCTGCCCGCAGCCCGTAGCGCCGCAGGTGACGACGGTGAGCTCGTCGGTGAAGGTCTGTGTCTGCATCAGCGGTTCTCCTTCGGTGCGTTGATGACGGCGTGCACCCGGAACAGGGACGCCATGAACAGGACGACGAACGCCCACACGAGGACCACCCACAGCAGCGACGTGCGCGGCAGACCAGACGCGAACGCGACGGCGACGAGCGCCGCGTACATCAGCACGCCCGCGAGCCTCACGACGCCACCGCCATCCGTCGGCCGAGGTACCGGTCGAGGAAGTACTGCTGCCCCTTGCCGGTCACCTTCGGGGTCTTCGAGATCGTCACGTGCCCGTCGGAGTGCGTGACCGCAGTCTCCTTCACCTTGAACAGGCCGAGCTCCATCGCGCGCTGCGTCGGCATGTTCCAGTCCGTGCCCTTGCGGCGGATCAGGTAGCCGTCGTTGCGGAGCCGGTCGAACAGGCGGGTCGCGCCGATCTCGACACCGTTCCCGCGGAGGATCTTCGCGAGGTCGCCGACGAGGATCGCCGTCTCCGACGTCGCGACCGAGTCCGCGAACAGCACCTTCGGCGCGTCAGCCGCGACCTTCGCCTCGAGCGCCTGCACTCGCTGCGCGGTGATCTGCAGTGCCCGGGCGACGATCTCGTCGTCGGACTGCGTGGGCGCGGCGTAGGAGCCCGTGCGGCGGATGCTCGGGAGCACCTCGTCGGTCACCCAGTCCTGCACGGCCTCCGCATTCGACGCGTTGGAGCGGAGCACGAGGCGGTTGAACCCGGCCTCGTTGGTGGTCAGGACTGTCTGCGGCCCGCCAGGGGTACTCAGAGTTGCGTACCCCTGGTGCTGTTCCCGGAGCAGGCGTGCGGCGGCCGACGCGTCGCGGTAGCCGAGGATCTTCGCGATGTCGGTGAGGACGATCCGGACCTCACCGTCGACGACGACCGTGCGGACCTGCTGGCCGGCGTAGTCGAAGCGTGTGATGTCGAGGGCGCTCATGCGGCGGCCCCCGGCTTCTCGGTAGGCAGGTTCTGCAGCCACTCGATGGCGTCCTCGCGGAAGATGATCGGCTTGCGACCGGCCTCGGTCGGGTATCTGGCCTTGAGGGCGCCGTCGTTGATCGCCTTCCGGACCGTGTCCTCGGACACGTCGACGGTGGCGGCGAAGTTCGGGATCGAGTACGCGAAGCGCTCGAGCGTCGGAGCGGGGGAAATCATGAGGCTTCTCCGTAGAGGTCGGACGGCGACAACGACAGAACGCCGCCGACGCGCACGATCTCCGTCATCGTGAAGTCGCCTGTGTGGAGGCGCTCATCGAGGACGGAGACGGGCATGTCGGCGGCGTTCGCGACGGTCTCCGTGTCGGTGCCACGGGAGACCATGGCGTCAGCGATGCGCTGCGCGGTCTCGGTGGCGGGGATTCTTCTGGTCACATCTGGAAAGTTACTCGCCACATACGACCAGCGCAAGCGGGTAGAGCACCTTTTTTGTCAGATTTGGCAAGTTTCTCGCTAGGCTTGGTGAGTGCCCCAGCCCTCTGACTTCATCAACCAGGCCCTCGCGGGCGTCCTCCGAGGCGCGTACGCGAAGCAGGGCATGAGCCGCGACCAGATCGCCGCCGCCAGCGGAATCAGCGTCACCACGATCCACCGGTACATGAACGGCAAGGTCGACATGCCGTCGAAGTCGTTCCAGCGCATCGCCGAGGCCATCGGCCGGCCCGCCGACGAGCTCTACGCCGAAGCCCTCCGCGACGCCGAACGGCTCGCCGAGGACGCGCGAGTGTCAGAGGCTGGTGCTGAGAATGTGACTCGGCTTCACCCGCGACAGATGTCGTCTGAGGAGCTCGATCGACTCACCATCGATCACGCCGTCACCGAAATCGATCCCGAGTCGGAGACGGACGAAACCGACTGACAGGGGAAGGGGTGAGGGGGCTGTACGACCCGTACGAGCACGCGGATCAGCTCGACATCGAGGTGATGCACAGCCCGATCCGCACGGCGAACGGCCTGTGGATCCCTGACCACAACGTCATCATCATCCGATCCAGGCTCCGCGCCGTCCACGATCGCGCAGCCCTCGCGCACGAGATCGGGCATGCCGTACTTGGACACCGCGATGACCGGCCGAAGCACGAGACGCAGGCAGACCGGTACGCCGCGGAGAACCTCATCGACGAGGACCACGCCTGGGAGCTGTGCCGATGGACTCAGGACCCGGCGCGCATCGCCGCCGAGCTAGGCGTGAGCGGCAAGCTGTGGCGGGTCTGGTGGAACGTCCGACGTCAGCAGGGCCGACACCTTGGAGAGGGCGTCGCCTAG